AGCCGATTGAATGGCATCGAATTCGGCCATTGCCTCGCTGTGAATAGCTGCCCACTTTTCCGCTTTGCTGCGTGCCATAAAAAAGCCCCGAAGTATCGGGGCAGTTTATACCACATTGGAGCGATTATCTCCAAGCGGATACAGTGGGAACAGCATGAACCATCTGCGGCTTGGCGGCTGGCATCCTCTGAACCAAGTTGACCGCATCGAACATCGGGTCCAACTGGTCGTCATGCGCCCCAGCAGGGAAGGCTGCAACCTCGGCCAAAAAGTCGGATAACCAAGGTGCATCTTGCGGCAGCATGACGTTTCCGGCTTCGATAAACGGGGCAGCGTCGTGCGCTCGGCTGATTTTGTCCTTGTTGCGTTGCACAGGCACCACGGGAATGCTTTCGCGCCGGAGGGTCTGAATCAAGCCAGTGCCGGACACCTTGTCCTCGACGTACATGCCGCGCAGGGTCGCTGCTTGGTACAGTGGCCGAATGTCATTCAGGTGCTTGAGCCAAAAGGCGCGAGCCTGCACAAGCAGCTCTGGAGCCTCCCACTTGCCGCGAATCTGGTCGATCTTGACGGCCTTGCCAACGGTCGACCGTGCCCAGCACTGCAAAACCGAATAATCATTCTGCGTGGCCGTTTTCTGGGCCGTGTCCACGGTGATGAAGCGGAAGTCCATCGATGGGATGAATGACCAGTAGCCGAACCAGTCGGTGTTGATGATTCCGCCGCCTCGGGGTGCTGGCCGCTGCTGGAGTTGTCCGGCCGTACCATAAGTTCCCAGGGTCTTTTCCAGTTCAGATACCTGCACCTCACCAAAGCGTTCTGGAAACATCAGCTCGCCTTCCTTGGTGCGCGGGTCAGTCCATCCGATGCTGGTGGTGCACCGGAGCTCCGGCTCGAAGCGCATCGGGATGCAAAGGTGCGTGTATGGCAGGCCCATTTCCTTGATGACGCCGGAAATGTCCCTCTCGTTCAGGCGCTGCATGATGACCACGATCGCCGACTTGTCGGAGTTGACACGGGTCGGCAGGGTTTCGGTGAAGGCGATGCGTGCAGCCTCCAGCTTGGCTTGGCTGTTGGCGTTGTCGGCGCTGATCGGGTCGTCCAGGATAACCCTGTCGCCGCGCACGCCGGTCATGCTGGTGAAGGCTCGGGCCTGACGAATGCCCTTGCTGGTATTCCCGAACTCGCGCTTTCCGTCCAGGTCGGCCAAGAGGTCAAGCGGCCAGAGCTTCTGGAACCACTCGGACTTGATCAGGTCGCGGCAGCGTCGGCTGTCACGGATAGCCAGCTGTTCTTCGTGGGCCGTGCCAACAAAGCGCATCTCGGGCAGGTTCCTTGGCCCCCACTCCCAGGCTGGCCAAATCACGCCGGTCAGCAGGGACTTCATGGAGCCGGGTGGCACATTCATGAGCAGGCGGTTGATGTCGCCCTTGGTCACAGCCTCAAGGTGCAGACAGATGGCGTCGAGCGCCCAGCCCCACTTCAGCTCGGCAGCCGGTTCAAGCACGCGCCAGGCACGCTTCGCAAACTCGGCCAGGCTTCTCCTGCACAGCTCGCGCTCAATGGCCATCAGGTCAGCTTGCGTCAGTTGCATCTTTTGCGGCCATGATTTGCGCCAGCACCTCGGTGCCCAGCTTGGAAACGTCCAGGGTGGCCACGGCAATCGGTGCGCCGTCCTTGCCGGTGATCTCGTGGGCCTGCACCTCTTTCCAGCGCATCTGGGTCTTGCTCCACCAGATGGCTGCGGTGGTGTCGCCGCCCATGGCCTTCTGGAACAGGGTCTTGCCGACCTGGCCGTTGGCCTTGGCCTTGCCCTCGATCAGCTCCCTGGCAAAGTGCTTGCGCAGGGTGTCGGTGTCAATACCGCCTCGAACCAGCACGGCAATCTGCTCAATCGGCAGGCCGTAGCCCGACATGGCTTCCACCTGTTTGCGCTCGGCATCGGTGGGTTCAAAGGACTTGCGGCCAGAGTTTTCACGTGCGCCACCGTGTTCTTTTTGCTTCGATTCCTTTTTTGGAACCGATTTTTCAAGTTTTTGTTTCGTTGTTGCCATTTGTAACCTCCGCGAAAGGTTCGCCAGTTTCTGCGTGAGTTGCTATTTTGCCTGTGAAATCCTGCCAACGCTTCACAATCACATCGCAATACTTCGGATCGAGCTCCATGATTCGAGCGACGCGCCCGTTCTTCTCGGCTGCGATCAGGGTGGTGCCGGAGCCGCCGAAGCTGTCCAGGACTTGGTCGCCGCCCTTGGTGTTGTTCAGGAGCTGGTACTCGAACAGGGCCACCGGCTTCATGGTCGGGTGCTCGCCGTTACGGCTTGGCTTGTCGAACTCCAGGATGGTGGTCTGCTTGCGGTCTGCCGCCCAGAGGTGGCCAGCGCCGTCCTTCCAGCCGTACAGGCACGGCTCGTGCTTCCAGTGGTAGTCCTGGCGTCCCATGACCATCGAGGACTTCTTCCAGATCAAGCACTGCCGCACCGTCCAGCCAGCGTCCTTAGCCGCGCCTCGGAAGTTGTAGCCCTCAGAGTCTGCGTGCCAGATGTAGAACACAGCGCCTGGCTTCATAACCGTATCGGCTGCGGTGTAAGCATCGCGCAAGAACTGGCGGAACTGATCATCTCCCATCTCGTCGTTCTTGATCTTGAGGGAGTCCTTTGTCTTGCCCTCGTAGGCCACGTTATAAGGTGGATCTGTCAGCCACATGTCAACCAGTTGGCCGCCAGTGAGTTTTGTCAGGTCGTCGACGCTGGTCGAATCACCACACAAAAGGCGGTGCTTTCCCATCACCCAAACGTCGCCTGGAACCGTGACAGGGTTTTCCTGTACGGCAGGAGCATCGTCAGGATCGGTGAGGCCATCGGTGCCTTGCACTGGCATCAGCGCCGCGATCTCCTCATCGGTGAATCCCACCAAGTCCAGGTCAAAGCCAAGATCACCAAGCTCGCCCAGCTCAAGCGCCAGCAGCTCGTTATCCCAGCCAGCGTTCAGCGCCAGCTTGTTGTCAGCAATGACGTAGGCGCGCTTCTGGGCATCAGTCCAGCCTGCCGCGACCATGACCGGCAATGATGCCATGCCGAGTTTGCGAGCCGCCATCACGCGACCATGACCGGCAATGATGCTGCCGGACTCGTCCACCAGGACTGCGGTGGTGAATCCCCACTCGCGGATGCTGGCCGCGATCTGGGCCACCTGCTCCTCGCTGTGGGTGCGCGAGTTCTTGGCATATGGCACCAGCTTTTCGATTGGCCACTGCTCGACCTTATCGGCTGGATTTACTTTGTGTGATTTCGTGGTCATGCTGCATTCTCTCCTTTTTCGAGTCTGTTGGCCACCAGGGTGGCGTAGCCTGCAATGTCGATCCAGTTGTCGGCATAGTTCGGATCGCCGTTGATGATTCGTGCGATTTTGTGGGAGATCATATCCAAGGCCTCCAGTTGATCGGACTCCAGTTCTTTGTTGCGTGCTCGCGCAGCGGAGTGGATGGCCTGCTTGATGACCTGGCTGATTTCGGCATGGCCTTGAAAGCTGCCGTATCTGGCCTGGCGTCCTGCCAGCATTTCGTTGATGTTTGTCGCTTCACTCATGTTAGTACCTGCTTACTTTTCTGTGGATAACTTTTCTCTGGAAACTTGCCGCATCGATGCCCCCCTGCCCCCTCACTCTTAAGAGAGTGAGGGGAGGGGAGGGGGCTTTTTCGTGCGTTTTGCCCCCTAACCCCAAAACACCCTAGAGGGGGATTCAGGGGGCTAGGGGGCATCACGATTTACCACCTTTTCGCATCATCATGGCACTCGATTGGACGTCGTCGACCACCACCCATCCGTGCTCAAGTGGGCTGATGAGTTCGGCCAGGATGAGTGCGCCGATCAATTTTTCTGGGTAGGCTGGGCTGAGATCGTTCTCGATGGTTCGAGGTTTTCGGCCATCGGCTGCCAGCTTGTCTTTGAGTGCAGACCTGCTAATATAGGGTAAACCCTCTCGCTCTTCAGCGCCTGTGCCCCACCAGGCGCTCTCGAATGTCTTTCGGTGGCTATCGATCTTGCTGTCTTTTTTGGCCACGATTGGGGCTTGAGCTTGGACGATCACAGCGCTGGTCACTTGCTGGTCGTCTTCGTCGCGCCAGCCAGGGATGGCCACTTGTTGCAGCTCCACGTGGATGGTCTCGGCCAGTTCTGCGTCTTTGGACTTGCGCTGCACGATCTGCATTGGCACGCCTTCCTTGCCTGGCACAATGCTTATCTCAATGTCCAAAGCCCCGCGCCATGCGCTGCTACCGCGTGCCCGGTGTTGTGCCTCGTCACTAACGCCGGTGTGATGAACAAGTACCACGCTGCACCCGAATTCGCTCATCAATCGGTTGCACGCGTCGAGCATCGTCTTTGCATCCTGGGCTGAGTTTTCGTCGCCGTTTAGAAAGCGGTGAAGGGTATCAACTACGATCACCTCGGGGCTGTATCCGAGCGCCCTGACCTGCTCCACCACTTTCAAATAGCCCTCGGCGGTGTTGAGGTCGCATCCGTCCCGAGAGAGCCACATTGAGAGACTGCCGGCCTGGTGTCTGTGTTTCCAAGCTGCGATGCGCCCGCGTAATCCGTGATGCCCTTCACCGGCTAGGTACACAATCCGCCCAGGCTTGACCTTTTGCCCGCACCATTCAGCCATGCCGCTGGCCATGCGCAGGCACCAATCCAGAACGACGAAAGTCTTTCCGCCTCCGCTTGGGCCATGCACCATGATGAGCGCGTCTTTCTGAATCCAGTGCTTCACCAGCCACGAGATAGGCG